ATACCTTCAACGTGTACTAGTTCGTTTAGTATCTTCATGAAATGTTTTTTAGGGTTACCGTTGTCCCCCATTGACGCTATCATATACTCGTCTCTGTTTGGAACTAGTCCGCAGCGTTGTGTCATAGCACTGTACCATAATCCTAAACTATGCGGATAGCCCTGACTATGTATTTTCTTTAATTTGTTATTCTTTCCATGCCATATAGTTAGGGTTTCAAACTCTCCAATACTGTCCATTACAATAACTGCACAATCATCATGTGGCTGTGTGTAATAGGCATACGCTGCATGGCTTAGGTGATGCTGGGTGTATTTAATTGGTGCTGAAATTTTCCATTGCTTTAGATAATTTCGTATATTATTTTCTTTCCATAACCAACCCTGGCCTGCATACAATTGGCGTAATGTTTTTAGCTTAGGTAGTTCATACCATTGTATACGATCAGGCTCACCATACTCTTGTCTAGCTACACTAACCATACTCCAGTTAGGATGAGGGTCATTAGGAACCTTACTGTAGTCTTTAGATAACACCGCAGACATTAGTTCGTTGTCTTTAAATACTGCTAAACTTGCATCATGGCTGTTCCCAACCATTCCCCATGTGATCATCTGTTCTCCCAGTCTTCTTTGTCAACTCTAATATACCATCCTCGTCTTGGTTTGCCCAATGACTCCCCTTCTGGACCTTTAGGCCACCAAAGGTAAGGACGTAAGTAATCAGGAAAGCTTTTGCCTCCACCTGAAAAGTTTGTTTTAACAAATACTCGTTTACAATATTTAAAGCAGTCATCTAACCAATATTCGTAATCAAATATTGTACCTGGCTCTAAACATTCTCTATCAAATACAGTACGTGTAGCTACAATCATATCATACTGCCTATCTAACTTCATAGGTTCGTTCATGTTAACGTACATTACAAATCGTTTGAAATCTAATACATCACAGCATTCTTTGTACAGCCCACCTTTGTCAGAGCTATCAAAAAACTCGTCAACATCTGTTAGTTCAATATCGTTAATGCTTTTCTGCTCTTGTATTAAGTGTGCTAACATTCCCATGCCGCAACCAATTTCAAGTACAGAATTAACTCCTTCAAAATTCATATTGTCTACACAGAATTGTTTTTCAAGCATGTACATATCCCACTTATGAATGTACTTTGCACCTGGAGCTTTTTTCCAATGACGCTTAGATATTTCTGTAAGTTTGTTTCGATAGTCTTGCGTGTTCATTATTTTTCCTTACACCATTTGTATTCCGCTAGTAGTAGCGGTGTACTGTTTAGCTATTTCACCTTCTGTCTTACCTATGCAAGTAACTGTACTAGCGTTTAATACAAATTTACCATCTGGGCTTACACTATACATAAACGGTGCTAGTCCTAGTCCTTTCTCGTTTGCAATTAATACCATTGGCTTTTTTACAGTATATGTCTTTGCATCTTCTGTATCAAGTCTCGATACAAGTTCTTCACCTGTAGATAATTTTAAACTAACAATGTCGCCTGCTTTATACGGAATTTCTAATAACATTCTTTTCTCCTATTTGTAAATGAATGGGTCACGCTTTTTAAGTTCTTTCATCTTCTTGCGCCATGCAAGTTCTTCTTTAATTTTATGATACGGCCATGTAATAACTTCCCATATGGCTGTTAATACAAATAGTATTCCTGCCCATAATTTTTTTAAGTAAACCATTTCTTTGCTCCTAATCTAATTTTAAGTGGCGATGTTTGTGCGTTACTTGCTATGCTATGTAATGTAAAAATTCTTCCATAGCGTTGTACGGCTTCGCCAATGTCAGTTATATCTGTTTCCCAGTTTGGCATAGATACTCCCCATCCTAAATCAATTGCTTGTTCAACTAGCTTAGATCCTGCATGGTCTCTATCAGGTACAACTATTACATCTTTATTTAATCTATTAATGAGCAATGCTTGTTGATCTTTGGCTTCGCTGCCTAGTAACGCTACCCCGTCAATGTACAATGCATCAACAGGGCCTTCACATACAATAACAAATATTTTCTGTGAACGCTGTGTGTCTAAGTTAAACACATACCCTGGTTGCTGTTCACTTAGGTACTTAGGCTGTTTGCCAGCTTGGACAGTTCTTGCCGTCCATCCCACTATTCTTTTTTCATAATAAAATGGTACAATCAATCGATCTCTATAACCTAGCGACGGTGACCAGTAATACTCTGTATCGTCTACTTGTAATCTACGTAATGCCATATATTCAAGTATAGCTAAACTATGTTTATCAAACCTAGTAATGTCTGAAACTTTAACTACATCATCCGGCATTGGTACTGTATTAAACTTTGGTATCTCAACTAACTGTTGTGTTACTTGTACACCTTCGTTCTCTTGCATAACAGTTAATGCAAGTTTATTAATTATATCATCAGGGGCGTTTAACCATTGTAGTAGTTTTCGCATCTTAATACTAAGGTTGCGCCCCTGTTGCCAACTTGCTTTATAACCGCAGTTAAAACAGTGAAAGCTTAGACCATCTGGATTAGTTATCAATCCGCCACGCAGTCTAGTATCAGCTGATGTACCGTTATGATGACAACAAGGCGCATTGAATGAAGTCCAGCCGCTAGGCGTTGTTTTACGCTTGGGCGGCAGATATGTCAGAACTGTTTCATTGACTACACTCATACTACTATTATAACGTAGTTTTGTTAAGTTGTCAACTAGTTTCTAACTAATATTTTGGTAATTTTGGATGCTGGATTTACTGTAGTTTTAAATCTAATATAAGAAAAGACACCATTAAAGTTTATTGGTGCTGGGGTTGTTTCGGATCCACTAAAGTTAAGTGATGTAACGTCCGACCAAGGTGTTGTACCTGTAATTTGATTATCTAACGTTGCTTGTACAGTAACATCTCCAACAAAATTTGTAGCGTATATTGCAGCTGTGTGCAATGCTTCGTTGCCATTAATAGCTGGCTCAGCAGTAACAGCTGATGTTACCCATACGTTTGATCCTACACCTGTTTCAGTAAGGCTAGTTACTGAAGATGTTTTTAATGGACCAGGAAATGATTTTGCATTTACATATATAGTTCCGTTATTATTAAAATGACTTTGTGAATATGTTAGTACTTTGCCACCATCTGTTTCAACAAGGTACACTACATAACTTAGGTATTGTTGTTTTACATTTTTAAGATTATTTTCAGTAATATTAACTTTAAACTTACCTCTAGTAATAGTACTACCATCGTCTTGTATCGTACAATCCTTTTCTAAGATCATCTTGCCTGCTTCATCAAATGCTACAAACTTTGGAGTATATGTAGTTACGTTAACTGGTTTTTGATCTGCATTTAATAATCTAAACTGTAAGGCATTATCAATACCTTTATAAACTTGAATCTCTCTATTGTACACTGGTCTATACTCCGTAATGAATCCTGCCACATCTGCGACAAGTGTGGTTGTATTATCGACTAAATATCTTGACAACAATTGCATATTGTATTTATAGGAATAACAAAACTAATAATGCTTACAAAAGATATTGAAAATAATTTCCCATTTCTAAGTGTAGTGAATTATGGCGGACATGAGTATGTCGGTATAGTAATTAATCAAGATGCTAATGTTACTAGCATGTACATTTACACGGATTTACACACGCCAGCTGAACAACAAGGTCTTTTAGAATTAGGTGATACATGGTGGTGGGAGTCAAATAGAATGATTCCGATCAACATCTTTTTATCTTTTGAGATGAAACCTTACAAATATTGTATAATGACTATGAACAGTAAAGACGTTAAAGTTAGTATAGGGCCTTGTGTAAACTTAAACAACTTAGCAGTAAAACGTATTAAAAGGAAAAGTGTACAGCTAGTACGCAGACCACCTAAAGACTAAACCTTAACCATTGCTTCGCATAATAAATTCATGTGTACTGTTACAGCTACAGCATAGCTAACTGCATGGGCCTTCTTAAAATAGTATGACTCGTCCGTCGGCTTTATCCAAACACTCTTCATTATAGTTTCCCAGTTCTCGGTTGCTAGATGCCTCTTGGCTGGACGTATTATCGCTAGTGTCGCCGCCAATTGTTCTACCGAGGTAGGCTTCAATTGCCTCAATAGCTCGCCGTGCCCGTTTACATGAAATACTTTTTCGTTGAATTCGTCGTGCTCCAAAAGTTGCCATAGTGGTTCTCTTTCTATTAATTGTGTTAAGTGTTGTTCATCTTCAACCTCCTTGTATATAGTTACATTAAGGAAGTCTAATTTGAAGTAACCTCGTTCTTCAGCAGTCTTATGTTCTATTGTTGATAAATTGTCAATTGGGTTATGCGGTATCTCATTAGCATACACACCAGTATTATGTTTCTTTCCGCTATCAAGTTTTGCAACTCGATGTTTGAGTTGCCCTAATATAATTGATCTATCTGCAAAGTCTATATCAATATCAGGCAATGTTATTTGCCTCATATAATTTTTTGAACTTAACAGATTTCTTCATAGCCATATTCCATTTAAGTTTACTACACCTATCTTTCATACAAATACCTAACAAATGATCAAGTTCGTGCAAGTAACACTTAGCACTATATCCATCAATCTTTACGGTTTGCTTTTCTAAATTTTCATCATAAAACTCTGCAAGTATTTCTTTTGGTCTATTCAACTTTACATACATATGCGGAAAACTTAAACATCCTTCTAGATCTAAAACAGTTTCTTCAGTGTACTCTAATACTGTAGGATTAATACACATATTAGTATTTTCAGGTTTGTCGCCCATTACAAATACTTGTGCATCTAGTCCAATTTGATTTGCACTAAGTCCAATGCCTTGATTAGAAAACATAAAGTCTGTCATTTGTTTATGCAGTTCTTTTGGATCGAAGCTTGGATTTTCAATGTCAACAGGTTGAACTTTTCTTTCTAAAAACTCATCTGGATGATATATTAATTTCATAATTTTCCTTCATCTCTTAATTGCTGCCGTATCTTAGTAGCACTAATGCCGTGTATATCTTTGCCTAAGTCATGTTCAGTAAACGTGTAACCTACTCCTCGTCCGTAGCTTATATCTACAATATTAGGTACTTTCATTATAACATACTCTGCGCCTCTTGTAAACCCCGCATTATGTAATCCTTCTTCAATACCGTCTACTACATGATCATAACTAAATGGATTGTCATCTTGTACAATTGTACGTCCAGCGCCTGCGTCTTCACCTATAATGAAACTTACGTTACGTACCATTATACATACTTGTCCAGTTTCAGCTAGAGCACGTTTGAATAACTCAGTATGTCCATCATGCCATGGTTGCCATCTTCCTAGCATTTGTGTGGTAGGTTTTTGTAAATCAAACAATATTCTTTTCCTTCCATCTATTAACTATCGGAATTAATTGTGCATGCGTATCGTTAAACCATTCGCTAACATGATAGTCACAACTTAAAGGCGCTTGGAACATACGGTTAGTATCTTCAAAACGTCCTTCTTTGATAGTATCCATCCACACTGTATAGTCTGGATTAAACTCTGTACGTGCAGACTCTGTTGGACATACAAAGTCTGCAATGGCAGTTTTACCTGCACGTACAACTCCGTCTGCTAAGAACTTCATTCGCATTGCTTGTCGCATACGTCCTTCAGGAGTAAAATCCCAATCATCATATTCCTTACGTACTTCATCAGCATTAAGCCAAACTCCGTTAACTAGTTCAGCAAACGGTTTTGCTAGTGTTGACTTACCACTTCCAGGTAAACCAAATATTAATATCTTCATAGTTTACTCTCCTTTGCAACATCTTTAACTAGTTGGACATCACTTGTTTGTCTTTTAAAACGTACTCCCCAATGTTCAGGATTAATCATAGGATAAACAATTTGTAACTGTTCATCATTTAATTTACTTAACATTTCTTTTCCGCTGTTACAATTTAATATTAACCACGGACTTATCTTACCATCTTTAATATGCCAAACTGCTCTATTTAAACTTACGTGCTGAAAATAATGATTCCACGGCGCCTGTTCTTGTTCGTCAGCCCATTCCATCATAGTCATTACACTACGTTCAAGTGCAGTCTCTACACCTTCTTTTTTAATTAAGTTAATAGCATACTGTTCATACATTTCTTCTCTACACCAGTGATCAAGTTTAACTCCGCTAGTTACAACATGATCAATATACTTCTCAGGATACAACGGTTTTACATTACTAACAAAACTACCAAACTTTACAAATGCATTATAGTAAGGACTTTTATCAAATTCATCATACGTTTTATCTTTTTTAGATCCTGCACTTAATTGATAAAATTTATTAAATGCAATTAATCCTAACTGCACACGTTTTTCTTTACGCTGCAAGAAACGTCTCTTAGGTTGGCACAAGTGTACAGCTAATGTTTTTTCACGGGCGTACCCTGATCCACAGTATCCACATACATACGGTTTTTCAGAGTTTGACATTTTCAACACCGTGTTCTTCTGCAAGTTGTTTGAGTTCTTTTTTTGTAGATATGCTAGCAAGTATTTCTGCCTCGTCTGTTTTCATATTTGGATAAATGCCAAGTAATAACTTTTCGCCTTTGCTATTATCGCCAGTTTTCTTTTTAAATCCAATCCATTTATGGAATTCAATTTTGCCAGTTGCTCCGCTTGCACAAAGTAGTTGCCATTGTAGCTTAGGATGCCTTGTACCTAATACGTTAAAGTTCTTATTATAATACTCATTAGTTTTAAATATAGCTAGTTCTTGGTCGTCTCTTTTGCCAGATACACTACTAACATATCTATTCAATAACCAAAAGCTAACGGACTTCCGTTCTTCATCAGTCAATTCATCCCACACATTCTTTGCGTTCATATCAATTGCTGCAAGTATATCTTTTACTGGGAGTTTTTGCTGTGCCATTGTTCTAAGTCCTCTGGAGTATTAATTTCCATTCCGTCAAATGTTACTTTACCTAATGCTATTCTATAGCCAGCTTGTATCCAACGCAACTGTTCTAGTTTTTCAATATCTTCTTCAGGTGGCTTGCGTAAGCCGTTGTATAATCTAAGCACATGTGTCTTATATCCGTACACACCTAAGTGCCAACTACCATATGCAAATCCTCTACCAAACCAGTTAGCATAGGAGTAGTTATGTATTAGTTTAACACTATTAGGATCATTTGTCAAGCTCTCATCTGGAAAGTCAGTCCATACAGTTGCTAGCGTATCGTACTGAAGTACAAATTCAATCTTCTCAATCATCTCTTGTGTAACGTCAGGCATATCGCCTTGAACATTAATAATAGTATCGTATTTTTTAGGAAGTTTGTCAAGTGCTCCGCAACATCTTTCAGTGCCGTTATCGTAATCAGTATCGTCTATTACTATGTTACCTTCAGGAAATAGGCTAGCAATCTTCTTACTATCAGTAAGCACAAAGGTGTCTAAGCCCGTCTTACAGCAACGATCGTATACTCTACGGATCATTGGCACACCGTTAAGCA